AGAGGTGATCATCAAAATAGTTCTTATCACAAACGTGTATGGTTGACTAGGCACGGCTTTATGCCGCAGGTGCAACATCTAATCTTTACAGGTCAAAAAGAGAATCACGCAGTTGATGACTTAACCGGAACTCCAAACATTCTTGTCGACGACAAGCCAACTAATATCAAAAGATGGAATGAAAAAGGTGGTATTGGTATTAGATATCAAGCAAACGAAGATAGTTTGCATGACCTAAAAATGAACTTACAAGCAGTATATAAGGATTAACATGGCTATTGATTATAAATTTAACGAACGAGAACTAATCGAAGAGTTTCAAGAATATATTGACTCTACATACAAGGGTCATTATGCGCAGAATAAATTTCAGTCAACTGAAGTAATTATCGAGCGCGGGCACGGAACTGGGTTTTGTATGGGCAATGTTGACAAGTATTCAAATAGATACGGTCGAAAAGGTAGTAAGGACGATGCACGTAAAGATTTAATGAAAGTGTTACACTATGCACTTATTCAGTTGCATATACACGATAACGATCTTTAACCTATTAAGAACGTATAGCCAGTTCCGCCGGCCATTGCTTGGCTAACTTCAGTTTCAAGCTTTTCCATTTCGCTTTGTGCTTCTGCTTTAAGTGTATCTCCATTAAGAGAAGAACCGCCTTGTGGGCCGGCAATAGTTGCAAACTTGCTTCTTGCTTCGCCTAGCATATATTTACAATTAGCTAATGTATAATCTTTGATCCACTGGCTTGCTAGATAGTCTACAAGTAACTCACTATCAGGTCTATAGTTATAGCAAAATAGCATTAGGTTTTCTTCTGCTCTAGGTCTTTGTAAGATTGTTAATTTTTTTGTAGCAGTATTCCATTTAAATTCAATATATGATCCAAACATTCTACCTACTAACTCTTGGTATTGACTAAACATGTCGTATGTTGCTAGTCCACCCATTTTACTTGCTGATAGCAAATATGCATTTGTATAAGCTAAATTAAATGGTTCGTACATTGAGCCACCGGTGCCGCCTTGTGTTCTAGCGCCAACTGTTCTGCGAAATATTTGTCTAACTTCGATAACTTCATTTGGTAAAGTATACTCGTTTGTATCTGGAATTGTTGGCATAAAGATATAAGATTCTTCTACACTATTTTCACTACGCTGTCTAAATTTAGCTAATGCTTTAGATAGTGCGGTTTCATAATGTATAGGGTCAAGCTCTACATCAACCATGCCGCCTCCTAAGAATGCATTAACATAATCGAATATTTCTTTTTTTTGTGTTGTTAGATTAGACATAATAGTTCTCCAATAGTATTTATCAGCGATAAATATACATATGCCAAGACTGTCTTTATATAAACCCGAAAAAACAAACGACTTCCATTTTCTAGATAAACAGATAATGGAAATGTTTACTGTAGGCGGAACAGATATTCATATTCATAAATATCTAGGATCTGCTAATTTACCCGACGGCGAAGCCGATGCTGTGCAACCACAGTACGACGAGCTAAATCCTACGAATATACAAGATTTATTATTCTTAGAAAACAGAGATAGAAAGTACGATGTAGACGTATATACGCATCGTGCAATTTACAATGTACAAGACATTGACTTTGATTTAAGTCAATTTGGATTGTTTCTAAGCAATGATATACTGTTTATGACTGTTCATATTAATAGTATTGTGAAAACTTTAGGACGAAAACCATTATCTGGAGATGTTATCGAATTACCACACCTTAAAGACGAATATGCCTTAAATGATTTATCAGTGGCATTAAAGCGTTTTTACGTCATCGAAGACGTTAGTCGTGCTAGTGAAGGTTTTAGTCATCTTTGGTACCCTCACTTATATAGATTAAAATTAAAACAAATATTCGACGGACAAGAATATAAAGATATTTTAGACTTGCCAGCAAGTGAAGAATCAGATAATACACTGCGTGATGTGCTTAGTACATACGATAAAGAAATGGAAATTAATAATGCAGTAATAGCGCAAGCAGCAGTTGATGCTCCGTTATCGGGCTTTGAAACAGCACACTTTTATAGTGTAGCACGTAAAGAAGATGGCAGTGTTGCGCTTGAAGAAATTGATCAAGAAAACTTAACTCCAGAAATAATACAAAGCGTAGAAGATCGTCAAGGGTATTCTGGATACTTAGTGAATTACGGAGACGGTAGTCCGCCCATAGGCAATGTGTTTAGTAGCGGAATACAGTTTCCATCATCAAATCAAACAGGTGATTACTTTTTAAGAACAGACTTTTTACCTAATCGATTGTTTAGGTACGATGGCACACGCTGGATTAAAGTAGAAGACAATCTTAGAGAAACTTTAACTAACGACAACAACAGAGCAACACAGAAAGCTGGATTTATCAATAATAACAAAACCGGAGTAATCGGTGGCGATAATATTGAAGAAAGACAAAGCTTATCAAAAGCTCTTAGACCGAAAGCAGATAATTAATGCAACATTTTTATGACGGACAAATAAGACGATACGTAACTCAACTTATGAGATTAATGAGTAACTTTCCTGTAAAGTTTGGTGATGGCACAATTAAAACTGTTCCTGTAATGTATGGCGATTTATCTAGACAAGTTGCACATCTTATTAAGGATAATTCTGAAAATAAATTACCAAGTGCTCCGCGTATGAGCGTATACATTACTGGGCTAGAGCAAGACAGAGACAGAACACAAGATGCCACGTTTGTTGACAAATTAAATATTAAAGAACGTCAGTATGACGAAGATGCAAACGAATATCTTAATTCTCAAGGAAAAAACTATACAGTTGAACGATTAATGCCAACTCCATATATGTTAAGAGCAAATGTAGATATTTGGACATCAAATACTGATCAAAAGTTACAACTTGTTGAGCAAATTGGTGTATGGTTTAACCCTACATTAGAACTACAAACTACTGATAACTTTGTAGACTGGACAAGTATTACTACACTTGAATTAGAAAACATTAACTGGACAAACAGAACTGTTCCTATGGGTTTAGAAACTGAAATTGATATTGCTACGTTAGGTTTTAAGATTCCGATTTATATTTCGCCTCCGACTAAAGTAAAACGATTAGGTGTTATTCAAAATATTATTACAAGTTTATTTGATGAAGATTCAGGTGATATTGAGCAAGGAATAACTCGTCCTATTACTAACGCATACAACGACTCGTTAACCGCAGGTGTTACTGAAAATGAATTTGGCCGTCAAGCTGTAACTGAATCAGCAGATCAAATGGCAAATGTAAATTATTCAAATTATGCCATTTATTTAGAAAACAATACAGCTCGTATAATACGTAAAGGAGTAGTTGGCGGCATTAGTTGGAGAGATCTTTTAGAAAGTTCGCCTGGAACATTTACTCCTGATATAAGTAGAATCTTTGTCGATAATAAAAATTCGTCATCTATTGCTACTGGCACTTTTAGTTTAAATCCAATTGACGAAACACAAATATCTATTAATTGGGATAGTGATAGTTTTCCGCAAGATACAATAATTACAGGGCCAAGCGGAGACAGAACTACTATTGATTATATTATCGACCCTACAACATTTAATCCAACTACTGTAAAATCTGCAGGCACACGACTATTATTACTTGATAGTGTAGGTGATATTAATTCAATTGAGGGTCCAGCTGCATGGTTAAATGATAATGGAACAAACTTTATTGCAGGTGCAAATGATATTGTAGAATGGTCAGGATCAGAATGGACTATTGTATTTGACGCAGACAACTCCGAAGATACTACTTATACTACGAATTTAAATACTAATACACAATATCGTTATAATGACGGGTCTTGGTTGTTAAGTATTGACGGTGAATATCCAGTTGGCACATGGAGAATACAGCTTGATACATAACTATTTGTATGACAGATATTATTTGTAGCGGTGCTCTTTTCTTTACATTAGATACTAATCGATTTTTACTATTATATAGAAAAAACGGAAAAAGAAACAATCAATGGGGAATTGTTGGCGGAACTAACGAAGGTTCTGAAACTCCATGGAGCGGACTACAAAGAGAAATTGAAGAAGAGATAGGCGAAATTCCTAATATAGTTAAAACTATACCATTAGAAACATTTATATCAAGTGATGAAAGATTCCAATTTCATACATATATGTGTGTCATACCTAACGAATTTATTCCTAAATTAAATGACGAGCATGACGGGTATGCATGGGTAGGATATAATAACTGGCCGAAGCCATTGCATCAAGGTTTACGCAATACTCTTAATTCAAAAACAAATAAAATTAAATTAGAAACTGTTTTTGAAATGATAGACTTATTTTAACCAGTCCACCAGGTTTGACCATAACCTCTGTTTGCTGGATGATCGCCACCGCTACCCGGTCCGCCTATAGTAATACGCACTGCACCGTAACCTCCTGGTTTGCCATCAATTTCAAACGTTCCTGGATAATTATTAAGATTTGGCCAGTTAATACTAACACTGTCATTAAGGTACATGTCTTTTCCGATATATGTATTTCCTGAGGGAGTTGGGCCTCCGCCGCCGCCTCCAGCGCCAATCCATCTTAGAGAGGTAGAAGAATGTGATAATGATTCTTGGGTATAGTTTATAGTATTGTACAATACTCTTGATCCTTTAACAGCAAAGGTATAGTTAGTTCCAGATCCCCATAGGGTATGTCCGTCACCTTGGCGTGTATGTAATGACGATTGTCCTGTTGTAGAGCCTTGTTCAAATGTACCAGATTTACTATAATCAATACGCTGACCGCCGCCCCAGCCTCCGGCGCCAACATGAATAATATAATCGTTATTAAAGTTAACAAAGCTCATTGCACCGCCGCCACCAGCAGCGCCGTAGTTATACGTAGCATTTGCTGCGGATGTATTGTTATAGTATGTTGCGCCAGGGCCGCCTGATTGATTCCAGCCAGCTGCGCCGCCGCCGCCACCGCCGATACTATTATTACCACCATACTGCCAATAGTTATCGCCGCCACCGCCACCGCTTTGAGATACACCAGTGCCACCACCGCCGCCGCTGCCGCCTGCGCCGCCAGTAGCTCCTGAACCGTCTCCGCCGCTCAATGCATAGATTAGTGTTGTAGCGCCTCGCATAATTCTCGAACTAGTGCTATCTACTGTAATTGTTAAAGTTTCTCCCGGTGTACACGCAATTGGAGATGTTGTATATCGCAAACCGCCGCCGCCTCCGCCGCCGCCGCCTTTGTTGAAACTGCCGCCATTTGCACTAAAACTATTTGCACCTTGGCCGCCGCTACCAATTAAACTTGCATGAAATTCAGTTACGCCGGTTGGAACTGTCCATGAACTTGATTGGAAGAATGACCAAGAATACGCTGGGTCAAAACTAGTGTCACTAACATACATTACATCATTTGTATCTCGATCAGTTGCAATACCATTTGTAAATTGTGTATCAAATGTTATTTTAAATCCTTCTGCAGTTTCAGATGTAGTGTCCGCTGTCATTTTCCAGACTTGAGTCGCTGACATGCCACTGAAGGTTATAATTCCTCTATATTTAGAGCTATTAATTTGGGTTAAGGTTGGAGATTCAAATTCAGCAAGGTCTGGAAATGCATATCCTGCTAATGGTTCTACATAATAGTAGATATCATAATTATTAATACTTTGATTTGCAAAAAAACTAACAGTTGTATTAGACGTTTCATTTATTGTGTAAGAAGAACCTAGCATACCTACATGCGGTTTAATACTTGTATCAGTTATTGAGACAGGGCCAGCACACGAAAGGCCGTTATCAAGACATACTTGAAGAGACTCAGATCCTTCTGTTGTGAGATCATTATCAAATGTCATAAGTATTGTTGCGGTGCCGATTCTAGTAGAAGTATTATAGCTTGCAGACCCTACAATAAAGTTTCCAGTCAACGATCCTGCTGAAAGATCTGATGAACTAATACCGGTTCCAGTATAAGGAATCGAAGTACCATCTGCTACACCTTGAGTAGTTAACGTATATTGAATTGTTTGTCCTTCGTCTATTACCGTATGACTTTTAGATAAAGAATAGGTACTTGCAAGTATAGTAACTTGTGGATCTGTAGGAGCAAGGCCGTTATCCAACGTAAGTGTCATAGTTTCATTTGCTTCTAACAATGCATCAGTGTCGCTTGCTGTAACATTAATACTTGCTGTATTATTCATTATGTAAAAATTACCAGTAAGAGACGATGTAATATCTGCACTTTGAATGTTAGTTATAGTGTATCCAATATTTGTACCATTTGAAATACCAGTAGTATCTAATGTAAATGTTGCAGTTTGTCCTTCATACATTTGTGTAAGATTTACGGATAGGTCGTATGTTGGTACTGATGTATCATTAATTGTTACACTTTCCGATAATCCAGGAGCATTAGTTAATGTAAGAGTTGCCGTTTCGGTACCTTCTAATGTAAGATCATTTGCTAGAGTTATGGATACAGTTTGTGTACTAGTATCACCTACTGGTGATGCTACCGTAAAGTTTCCAGTAAGAGATCCGCTAGTAATATCGTTATTATCGATTCCAGTAATAGTATACGGTAATGATGTTCCAGCAGTAACACCTTGTGTTTGTAATGTCCAAGTTATAGACTGGCCTTCATTAACTGTTGACGAACTGGCAGATAAATTGTATGTGTCTTCTTTAATGGTTAAGGATGCTGTTGAATTAGCTCCTATTGGTGTAAGAGTTATATCTTCGTCACCTTCTCCGTATGTATCATCAACTAAAGACGTTGTAAATGATCCAGTATATCCTGTCCACCCGCCTGATACATTCATTAAGAAGTGTGGATAATTGTATGTACCATTCGGTGCTATTGCTCCAGTAAAGTCAGCTGCATTGCCACCGTTTGTTGAGTCTATCTTAACAGGTATTTGATTTCCAAGAATAAAGCCTTGTGCAGAAAATGTATATTCAAGTGCTTGATTTTCAAACGCTGAAACAATACCGCTTGTTTCAATAATAGAACTAGTCTGTGTTGATAGAGTAAAATACCTAGGGTAAAATACCGAATCAGTGCCTTCATTTGTTCCCAAATCTGACTGAATTCTCATTGTTTTGCCTTGTGCATTATTATTGAATTGGAATGTAATCGATGCAGTACCACTTGACAATGACGAAGAGCCTTGTACAGAGCCTGATGTCAAATCTGCTGCGGTAATACCAGTAACCGACCACGGTACTGAAAATCCATCAGAAAGTTCTCCAGCACTATCTGTAAATGTAATTGTTAAAGTATTACCAATTATAGCATAATAGTCATAGCCGCCTGCTGAAATTAACCCAGTAGCCGATGATGTTATATCTAGTGCAGTTGAACTTGAATCAACATAATATAGGTTTGCACTAGTAGAATAAATCTGATACGGGGAAGTTTGATCAGAAATGTCAACGTGATACGATTCGCCTCCGTCAGGATATTTGTCATTATTATTTGGTAATGTAAAGGATCCTGTATTGCTTGTAATAGTTACTGTTCCGCTAGTTGTTGCAAAGTCAGATATTGCTCCAAGTGTATTATTAGATGACGGACTAACTGCCCAATCTAAAACAGTATTATCAGGTACATTTGTTGTATTAACTGTAAATGTAACAGTTTCACCTTCGTCGATAATGATATCATTTACACTAGGCCCTGCACCCGATGCATCCGGATATACTCTACCTTTTCCGTAAATTATCCGAGATGTTCCTTTGCCGCCATCTTCGCCGCTGTTTTTTGCAAATAATCCATATCCATACGGAAAGCCGCCATAATAAATTGTTTGTAGAGCCATAGTGCCACCAGCTCCGCCGCCGCCTCCACCGCCCTGAGCAGCACCTTCACCAGATGATAACCCTGTAGGTCCGCCGCTGCCACCAGTGCCTCCAGTAGCACCAGAATTATTAATTTGTAAATTTCCGCCTGTAGCGGAGCCAGACACATACAGTTGAGGTGCATTAGTACCGTTAGTTCCGCTACTTCCTCTTGTGTAATATCCAACTCCGCCGCCGCCGGCACCGTTTGCAAGTTTATCGTAGTTATATCCTTGGTTTGATACATATCTCTCAGATCGACCATAGCCTCCTTTGCCGCCTCCGCCAAGACCTTGACGGAAGCCAGCTGCGCCGCCACCACCTCCAGCCTTGGTGCTCGTAAGTTGAGCGTTGCCTGCAAAACCATTTGATCCGCTCCATTGTAAATCTTCATACGCTGATGCGACAGTAAAATATCCGCCTGCGCCAGCGCTGCCATTTGCAGTGGCACCTGAGCCGCCTGTTGCTGTTCCGATTAAGACATTATTTTTGTATAATTGTGTACTTCCGCCAGTTAGGGGAGTATTTGTTGAAAGACCAAATTGTGAAATGTAAGCAGGTTGCGGAAGTGATGAGCCGTTATATGTTTGAAATGGACTGTTGCCCGAGATATAGCCGCCAGCGCCTCCGGCACCAACATTGGTCTTAATAACGTCACCTTGTACTACTGGTATGTTATTAATCCAAAGTACGCCGCCGCCACCGCCGCCGCCGCCGGAGCCTGCTGACATTCGTCCATAACTGCCACCGCCGCCGCCACCTATAAGTAATGCCGAAACATAAGAAACACCTGCAGGAACTGTAAAGGTCTGATTACTTCCAGTATTAGTGAATAACTCGTCTTCAGCTACTTGAGTTGTATGCGAGGATGTAATAGATAAGTCATAGGACACGTCGAGTATGATTATATCAATTGAATCTTCGCCATTATCTAACGACAATGTAAATGTTTCATTTTCAATAAACGGATCAGTTGAAATATTATCAAAAGTAACTGTAAATGTTTTTGAGGCAGTTTCGCTATTAACAAGAAAACTACCCGAAAGCGATTCACCGTTGAGATCAGCAGATGTTACTCCGGTAATTGTATAATATATAGATGTGCCGTCTAAAGTACCCAAAGCATCGAGATCAATTGTAAATGATTGGCCTTCTAAAACATCTTGCGCTCCTCCAGATTGGCTAAGAACATATGTTGGTACGCTAGTATCGCCAACCCTAAACGGAACAGATGTATGCACAATTGGCCCAGCTGCACTAGTTACTCGTAGATTTATTTCATATTGCTCAGTTAGTCCGTCAATAGTATAATCGTCAGTAATTGTAAAATTAATAGTGCCACTGTTACTTATTATAGTAGCTGTGCCAGTAAATGCTGACATATCTTCTCTAATTGCCGGAGCGTTTGCTGATCCAATAGTACGTACTATTTCCCAATATAGAACTGTATTATCAACTACACTAGTAGTTGTAATTGTAACTGTTATAGCCGTACCTTCGTCATACCTATCAATTGTAAAATCATGAGTTACATTGGCTGCATTTGATGGATAAGATCTGCCTGCGCCAGTTGTGATATCAGGATTATTAAACCCTGTATATATTACTCTAGCTGCGCCATTTCCGCCTGACCGGCCATTGCCGCCGTAGGCATAATACGAAGACATTACTCCACCGCCACCAAAGCCGCCTTGGTTTGTTGCCGGGCTGCCGGTGCCGCCTGCGCCGCCGAAGTTCCCCGATGTTGATCCGCTTGATCCACTTACACCTTGTCCATGAGTTCCAACGCGGCCGCCGCTGCCGCCGTATGCAGTGGTTATATTGTTTATATTATAACCCGAAGAGCCGCCGCCTCCAGCGCCTCCAGCGCCGGGGCTTCCGTTGCTGCTGCCGCCTGCGCCGCCGTTGCCGTTATAGCCGCCAGCACCGCCACCACCTCCGCCATGATAGGCATTAGATCGAAACCCAGGGCCTCCGGTGCCTCCGCCTCCGGCGTTACTATGAGTACCACCGGTTGCAGTGCCATATAATCTGCCGCCTTGGCCACCTCCAGCAGTGGGAGTAGATGTAAGACTTGTATTAGACGACTGACCGCCACCGCCGTTGGTCATACCAGCCGATAGTCGATTACGAATAGCGCCGGCGCCGCCACTGCCAACATACGCTGTATGTGACGAACCCGGAACAACTACAATATTATTTTTCCAAGCCAAGCCGCCGCCTGCGCCGCCGCCTGCCGAGAACTCACTTCCAGAAGAGTAAGCTCTCGAATGGCCTCCGCCGCCACCGCCGCCTACGACACATACTGCTACTTCATTTACATAGTCAGGAACAGTAAAAGAAGTTTGGAGAGCTCCTGTGCCCGGTGCACCGATAAACTCTTGTTGCATCGGTGTAGACGATGATACTTCCGGAGTGCCGCTTGGGCTAAATGACGTAGAGTAAGTAATATCAACTGCTCCATAAAAGTCACTTAGACTTAGTACACCTGATAACGGCACACCGACATTTTCTAATGCATCAGGAACTTCTAATCCTCGATAATACTCCGACATTTCAATTGGATTAGTATTTCCAAACTCATCTTGAAGATCATCAAGAGATATTGCACCAGTATTCTGTAATCCAGGCATTAACTTTTACCTTTCTTTAACTCTTCAATTTCTGCTTTCAATTCTTTAATAGCTTCAATTAGTGTACCAACAATGTTACCATACGCAACTGATTTGTACTCTCCATTGTTATTTACTACTTCAGGTAATACTTCTTCAATTTCCTGAGCTATAACACCGGTACCTTTTTTTCCACCCTTATCAAAAGTAACGCCTCGCATTGCTGTAACTTTATCTAATGCATTATCAATTGTTTCTACATTGTCTTTAAGTCTAGCATCTGAGAACGCTGTAACATCACCAGTTGCAGTAAAGTCGCCGGATCCAATATCAAATGTAAATCTTTCTGCATCACTATCATCACCATCTCTAATTTTGATATCATGCGAGTTTTGAACATCAAGTATAAAGTTTGTACCGTCGCCGTACATTTCAACATCAGTATCAGTACCAAAGTTAACACCATATGTGTCATTAAACGAAATGTCACTTGCGTCAAACGTATCAACTGAAATTGTTAAATCGTAAGGACTAGCATCTGTTCCGTTTATTGTGTCAGTCCAACTAGTTGAAATACCGTTGCCGCCAACAAATTTAACATTATTATTTGTAGCTGATGGATTAACATTTACTGAAGTATCTGCATCATCAATTAAATCAAAGCTTACTGAAACTGTTGCCGATGTAACACTAGTATCAGTTACGTGTCCATTTGCATCAATTGTTAGCGATAAATCTTGAATAAACGATAGTCCGCTATTATCAACAGATATATCTGCGCCGCCTGTTGCTGTGTGAGCAAATTGATAAACACCAGTTGTTGGTTTAGTAATTTCAATGCCTGCGCCTTCCTTGAACTGGAAAGTATCAGTATTTGAAACTGCTGCTGTATCTAAAGATTTATCTGATCCGCCTGAGTCTTGTACTTTAATAGTTTTAAAGATGTTTTGACTGCTAC